TCTGTTACCACTACCCCGCCTTTCTTCCCACCATTCTTCCCACCGTTCTTCCCATTCTTCCCACCATTTTTCCCACCATTCTTTCCGTTCTTCCCATTCTTCCCACCTTTCTTCCCACCATTCTTTCCACCTTTCTTTCCACCATTCTTTCCGTTCTTCCCATTCTTTCCACCTTTCTTCCCACCATACTTCCCATTCTTTCCTAACTTTTATGGAAACATTGGTTGTATTGAAGCAGAGACTGAGTTACTTACTCCAACTGGTTTAGTTAAGGCTAAAGATCTTCAAATTGGAGATACAGTCTACTCAATAGACCTAAATGAAATGGGTCCAGACGAAGAAGACACATACATGCTATGGAGTTCAAACTCCTTAACAGCAAAAACTGCAGGATACGTAGAGGCTACAATTACAAACATTAGTCTTTCTGTTAAAGACAAGGTAGTATTCTTTAATAATAATAGATCAGCCTCGTACTCTCTTACACAGCCAATCTTTATTAAAGACGCAGAAGGTACGTTTGGAATGAAAATTTCTTACGACATATGTGTTGGAGATACGCTAATCAAAATACTTGCTGATGGATCAATAACAGAAGAGTTGGTAATCCGTATAGGATACACAGAACTTCCAGAAATATCAACTTACGCTATCTCTGTTGAACCGTATGACTGGTTTATCGCTGGTGGATTCTTAGTTCACAATAAGTAATAAAAGATAATACCCCCTTAAAGAAAAATCTAAAAGGGGGTATTTCTTTTTCATAAAATATGGTATCATTAGTTATAGAGAAAAAAGGGACAACATGAATTATCATACTTTGCCAGAAGCAAATATTAACGATGAAAACTCTAACCACTGGTTTACAAAAGATAGATCAGAAACAGCATCAAACAGAATTCCTAATAGACAACTAGATGAAAATATTGTTGTTGAAAATCTTGGACTAGGTTTGCATGTCTACCATAATACATTTTCTTTAGATGATGCCAACAGATATATAGAGACTCTTGAGTCAAATTTAGGAAAAAATGGAAAATATAGTTGGTCAGAAGCACAGGTAACAAACTCTTCAACACCAATTAAAAAGGCAAGAGACTGTGTAGACTTTAAATATAAACAAGAAAATTTAGGGCCTAAAAATAATACTAATTCAGAACTAATAGATTTGCACGAAGAGATATATCAAAAACTTAAGTATTGCATTGATGATTATGCAAAGTACTGGGGTATTAATGTAGTATATTATGAGGCTTTTAACTTTGTTAAGTATGAAGGAGAAGGCACACACTTTAATATTCATGCAGACCATGGACCAGCCTATAACTGTACAGTATCTGCTGTAATATATATCAATGATGATTATAAAGGCGGGGATCTAAAGTTCCCACGATTAGACAATCTTATTATTAAACCAAGAGTAGGAGATATAGCGGTATTTCCATCAAACTATATTTATGAACATGCCTCACTACCAATGGAGTCAGGAACGAAATATTGTGTTGTTGTTATGACTGATATTAATGAGATAGGTCATAAGAAATGAGCATAAAATCTAATCTTGTTATTTTTAAATCATACAGACCATGGCTAAATAAAAAAAGTTTATCTATTCCAGAACCAACACAAAATGTAATTCCTGAGTGGTATAAAGATGCAGATAGATTTGCAAAAATGCCAAATGGAGAATATTGGAAAGCAACAAAAGAAGTTTGTCCATTTCCAAAAGAAGGAACAACAGATGATTTTGGTAAAATTCCTACATGGAAAGCATGTCCAGCAATCCTGGATGCATTTACAACAGGATATATATTTAAAACCCCATGCGATTTAATATTTTTTAAAAACAGTCAGGGAGTTATTAATGTTAAAATTGAAGATGAAAAATATAAAGATTTTTGTACTCAAAGGCCTCCAATGCCACAGTTTGAACATCCCAAAGGATATTATCAAAACCATTTTGCCTGGAATTCAATTTGGGGTTTAGAGTTACCAGAAGGCTATAGCACATTGCTTATGACCCCAATGAATAGGTTTGATCTTCCTTTTTTAAATACTACTGGTGTCGTTGATTCTGATAAAGTCCATCTACTTGGAAGTTTTCCATTTTTTATTGTAGATGGGTGGGAAGGAACTATTCCAGCAGGAACACCATATATGCAAGCACTTCCATTTAAAAGAGAAAACTGGGAACATCAAATAGACATCCTGGATCAGTCTAAAATTTATGATAAAGTTAATAATAACGTAAAGTTTTACCGTCAGCCTGACGGCGGGGTATATAAAAATAAAATTTGGTCAAGAAGAGAATATAGATAGGGATAAACTATGCAAACATGGACAGAAAAACAAGACCTTGGCAATGGAATCTTTTGCTACAAGGGAGTAATTAAAAAAGAGATTGATGTTATAGGTAGGATCGAATCCAACCTTAAACCAGTAGGAGATACATCTGGATATGCATGGCAACCAGCGTATGTTGGTTATCAGCAATTAATGCCAGAATACCGTGACTGCAATGATTTTAAGTTTAAAAAAACAGATATAGAAAATGATAAAAGCAAGATTAGTCTAAACCTTCAGTCTTTGTGGCAGGACTTATATGATGTTAAACTGCCTGCGGTTGAAGACTACTCAAGAATGTATAATATTAATAATTTAAAGTACTGGGAGGCGTTTAACTTTATTAAGTACGGCCCAGGACAACACTTTATGGAACATCATGATCACGGATTTTCATATAACTGTACTCTTTCTTTGGTTGCATATCCGAATGATGACTACGAAGGAGGAGAACTTTTCTTTAGATTACAAAATCTAAAAGTTAAAGCAGATGCTGGAGATCTTTTTATTTTTCCATCAAACTTTATGTATCCTCATCAAGCAATGCCAGTGACTTCTGGAACCAAGTACTCTATTGTTACTATGTTAGATTATAGTAAAAAGTTCCACACTCAAGAAATGTATAATGCAGAGGCCGACTAATGTTTAAAATTTCAGTTGAAAAAACACAAGGATGTTCTTTTGTTGTTCAACCAATGTCAATAAAAAGAGATTGGATGGAAGAAACATCAGAAGGACATGCATATAGATGTTTTCCAGTAACACAATCAAACGTTATTGGTTGGAGCCTTTCTTGTATTAATGATATCGAGTTTATCTGGGACGGGATTAATGATCAAAGCCCAGACCACATTGATATAATAAAAGCACCTGAAGGATCTTACGAAGGAAGAGGTCAATCATCTATTAGTTTTCATACTGGTTTAATTTTTAGAACTGAAGAAGAAGTTAGTCTTTTTACCATAAACCCTGTAAACTATTTTAGTGATGATTTTGAAACAATGTCTAACCTAATCAGCACATCATTCTACGACAATCCACTTCCACTAGCAATTAAGGCAAGAAAAGCAAATGAAAAAATAACAATAAAGGCTGGAACACCAATAGCAACAATAATTCCAATATCTTTGACTAACTTAAATAATAGTACAATAGAAATTGTTGATTATAAAGATCCAGATAGATCAAGAATTGAGTCAAATATTGCTTATGGAGAAGCAGCCCAAGTTGTCAATTCTTCTGGTCAGTGGACAGATTGGTATAGAGATGCAGTAAATGAAAAACAAGAGTCTTTGGGTAGCCATGAAGTAAAAGTTTTAAAACTTAAAGTAGAAGATAACACTAAAAATAGATTGGGTGGTATAATTTAAATATGAACAACTTAGACAATGTAGTAGTTAGAAAGCCTTCAATGACTCCTTCTGGATGGTTTGGAGATAGCAAAGACATGATCGTTGAGTTAGAAAACTTTATGACTCAAGAAGAGATGGACTTTTTAGAAAAGGCTGCAAAATCTTTAACTATTTGGGACGTAACACAAAGCCATGTAAACGAAAATGGAACAGTTGTTTATGATTCAGATTATTGGAAAGACAGAGTTGCCACTCAACCAACATTAGATAAAAATGATCCCTCTATATCTCCAATAATCGCTGGATTATTTAAAAGACTAAAGCCAATAATTGAAGAATTTTATAAAGTAGAGGTCACCCCAACTGGAACAACTATTGTTAAATGGCTTCCAGGACAATTTCAAAGACCTCACGCAGATAAAGAACTACATGATGGACCAGATGCTGGATTACCAAACGACTTTCCAAACTATGACCTATCAAGTTTATTTTATTTAAATGAAGACTATGAGGGTGGAGAACTATATTTCCCTCTACAAGGAGTACAGTTTAAACCTAAAAAGGGTGCTGCTTATTTTTTTCCAGGAGACAAAAACTATATTCACGGAGTAACAGAAATAAAAAGTGGATTAAGGTTTACATGCCCTTTCTTTTGGGAAATTACAAAGCACACTGGAGACAGGAAGCCATAAAATGACTAATAAAAATCTTGAAGCAGTAGAAATATATCCTAATATTGTTGTATATAAAAATATGTTTAAAGATATTTCAAAGTCATACAAAGTTTTAACAGATTCTTTAATTGAGACAGAAGATAGGGTGTTTAGTCCTTGGACACAATGGTCTATTTTTGGAGACTACTTAAATCCAATAGTTCCTATTTTTTCTATGTCAGAAAAGTTTGGAAATTTAAAAAATATAGAAACAACCACACAAGTTCAAGAAGATCAAAAAAACTTTGCTATTGAAATGATGGAAAATTTTCATTTAGTTACAGAAGACTATATTAAAAAATACAACATTGATATAGACCTAAATGAAACATCTTTAGATGAAAATGGAAATACTATTAATACTTGGAGATGGACTGGTGGAACAATTGGAAAATACCATGTAAGTAATGAAACTGAAAAACATGGGATGAGATATCACTCAGATTATATGCCAGAACAAGGACAAGCCCCAGGATACAAATTTATAATAACCTGTACAATTTACTTTAATGATGACTATGAGGGTGGAGAGGTTGACTTTGCTATGGGAGATAAACTTGTAAAGTACAAGCCAGAAGCAGGAGATCTTTTAGTTTTTCCATCAGGGCATCCAGAATATCTTACAGAAGAAGGAAAGCCTTATCTTCACGGAGTAATGCCATCATATAATAAAAATAAATTTTTATCAAGAATGTATTGGCAAAAATACCAAAGTGGAACAGATGAGTGGTATAAAAAAGAAAAAGAATTTGGCAAAGAAACTTGGCTTGAAATGCAACCAGAACTAGAAAAAGAATTTAGAAAAAAGTACCCACAAAGATCTGAAATAGAAAATGGAGTAAGACTATCATGAATCTAAATAATAAAAAAAGATTAACAAAAGATATAGTAGTTTATGAAAACTTTATAAGCAAAGAAAATTGTGTAAAAATGATACAGGCTTTAGATGCTCAAGCAAATAATGGTGGAATCACTTGGATGCCTATTTCATTCTATGAGTCATACTCTTCCATATTGCCACAAGATAATGATCAAGAATTAATCGATGCTGGATTATCTCCTACTATTTTTTCAGATATTGAAAAAATAATGCCAGAAGCAATTGCTTCAGTACACGATCTTGATCCAAAAACAATTTCTAAGATTGGATACCATACACAAAAGTGGGAACCAGGAGCGTATGCAAGAGTGCACTCAGATAATACAGATGCTAAAGGAAAATCTGGAGCATTTACAAGAAGTCGATACGCTGGATTTCTTTACTTAAATGATGACTTTGAAGGTGGTCTATTAAAGTTTCCAGATCAAAACATAGAGATTAAGCCACAAGTTGGAATGCTTGCTGTTTTTGACGGGGGATTTAATAATATGCATGAAGTATCATTGATTGAAAGTGGAGTAAGATACACCATAGGATCTTTCTGGGATGACAGAGAAGAGTCTGATTATCCACAAGAATTAAGAGATGCTTGGGCAGCAGAAATGAAAGAAACAAGAGCGCAACAAGAAATTGAAAGAGCAGAGTGGCAAGACCTGCTTAAGCAAGGCTGGAAATTAGATGCAGATGGAAAAAAGTATAAGATAGAAGATGGTAAAAATGATTGAATCTTTTAAGAAGCAGTTGTTTGATAAAGGTTATTCTATTGAAGAAATTACTCCCCAATTAATATCTGTTGAAAACTTTTTATCAAAAGAGCAGTTAGAAGATTTTGCTAGTATTATAAATAATACTTCACAAGAAGATTGGGAAGTAGAATATCATGCTAATTTAGCAAAATTTTGTATAGAAAAGTTTGGAAGAAGCGACGTAGATAATTTAGTTGCAGAAGGAAAATTTGAAATTACTCAAAACTGGAAAGATAAAAATTTTAATATAAGTAAACAACCTGTCATTAAACCACTCTATAAAGGTTTAAACTCAATGGTAGTAAGTTCAGATCCAGAACTTCATTTAAGTGGACTGGCAACAATTCAAAGAATGCAGCATGGGGTAGAGTTAAAATCACATACGGACCAACACACAGACCCATCTATTAGATATGCTACAATTATTTATCTAAATGATGATTATGTAGATGGTGAACTGTTTTTTCCAAAGTTAGGTATAGAATTAAAACCTAAAGCAGGAACGCTAGTATTTTTTCCAGGCAATGAAGAATACGAACATGGAGTTAAACATGTAGGAGAAGGACAGATTAGATATGTTCTTGTTGGCTTTATTAAAGAAAAAGATCACTACAAAAAGAATAAGTACTAGGGGGAATAAAATGAATAAAGAAATATTAGATCCAAAGGTTTACTATTACACAGATGCAATAGATGACTTTGATAAGTTTCAAAGCACCTTAAAAGAATTAGATTCTCTTGAGTCAAGTAATGAGTTTGGTGTAAATATTTGGAATCCTTGGACATCCTCTAACGATAAAACTTTTATTTATGGTGAAACAAAGACATTTGATATTAATTCAATAGGCAGAGTAAGTGGAGAAGTTGGAGAAAAAAGCAAATATATTTACGATGCAATAACAACTACTCTTTATAATGTTTGTAAAGATTATGCCACATCGCTTGGAGACTTTGATGAGCCAAGACTTTTTCCAACTTTTAATATAAAAAAATATAATACTGGAATGGGCATGGGCGCACACTTTGATCAATTAGATGGAGACAAAACTTTAAGGTATTCTCTTGTTATGTATCTAAATGATGATTGTGAAGGTGGAGAAATATCTTTTCAACTAAAAGACTATGATGGCGGTTGGACAAGCACAGATGGATTTTCTAAAGGAGTTGCACCAGCAGTAGATTTAGATTATGATGTATCCGTTGCAAATGGAGCAATTGATTTTGGACTAAAGCCAAAAGCAAATAGCGTTATTATATTTCCAGCATTTCCTCCATACTTTCATACAGCACATATTGTAAAGTCTGGTTTTAAATATATGGTACCTGGACATTGGATTCATAATGGAATGGATCTTAACAAATCTCAGGGTATGTAAATGAAAACAGCAATAGTCACAGGAGCCAGTAAAGGGGTTGGCTATGCAACAGTCAAACTTTTATCTGAAAATGGATATAAGGTTATTGCTGTTTCGAGAGACCTATCTAAAGTATCAAGCCTGATTAGCGATAGTGTTGAAGTCTATCAAATGGATATAACCAATGCTAATGAAATTAAACAATTCTATGATAAGTATAGTGATATAACTTTAGACCTGCTAGTAAATAACGCTGGTGGTGGTGCTGGTCCAACATACATTATAAATGAGACAATGGACAACTTTAGAAGAGCATATGATATAAACGTCACTGGCCCCATGTATCTTTCTCAATTGTTTGTGCCTTCAATGAAGAAGTCTGACTCTGCTACAATTATTTTTATAACATCTCTATGTGGCAAAATTCCATTTAGAGGTGGAGGAAACTATAGTAATGCAAAAAGAGGAGAGATGGCATTGATAGATACTATGAGAATGGAGTTTCCAGAGTATGGGGTCAA